GACCTCGACCTGAGTGGCTACGGGCACCAGCTGCCCAATTCACTTCAGTCCGTCGGTGGTTACCTCTACCTGAGGGGCTACGGGCACCAGCTGCCCAATTCACTTCAGTCCGTCGGTGGTTACCTCGACCTGAGGGGCTACGGGCACCCACTCCCGGACGGAATTGTTGTCAAAGGCAAGACCATCCGGTAGGCCATGGACCGACTCGATCAAATTCGCGAGGAGCTCCGCCAGATCAAAGAGCTCCTCGCGTCACCACCCGAAAGGCCCGACGACCTCGTCGGCGCCTCCTACATTGCCGCGCGGACCGGACTCGCCGAGCGGACCGTCCTCGACGGAAAAGCCGGGACCAGCGCGATCCCGCGCGTCGAGCTCAAAAGCGACGGCGCCAAACGGCCCCTCATTCGATTCCAGCGAGCCGCCGCCGACAAATGGATCCGCGACCTGGCCACCAAGGCCGTCGCTAAACAACCGCGAGAGCGCGCCCTCCGCCTACTCAAACGAAAACCGAGGAGATCCGCCGCATGAGGAAGATCAAGGAACGCAAACGCCGGAAACTTCTCGAGAAGGCCGTCGCCACCATCACGAACCGCCGCGCCAAATCCGCCGAGCCCGTCGAGCCAAAGCCCGAGCCGAAATCGGGAGATCTCAGTCACCGAAAAGCCGTGAGCCGACAGGCCGTTCGCTACAACCCCATGACGGCGCCTAACTCGAAACTGACCGACACCCGCGGCGTCCCTTACGAAATCGGCCCCAAAGGCCAACTCACTCGAGTCCGCCCAAAACTGCAGCGCACCATGCGCGAAATTCGCCAGAAGTTGAACGAAACGCCAACAGGCAAAAGGAAAAAAGGAAAAGGGACCGACGGCGAGAAGGTTTAACCGGACCCACGCCGACGATCCCCATAACTCCAAGCGAAAGGAATCAACCCATGATCTCAGAAAACGCCTTCACCGAGAAGGACCAAAAAATCCTCGAGGCCACACCACTCCGCTCCGAAATGGCCAGTCCTAGCGAATGGATCGTCCGCGTCGACGCCAAACCCGACGACCTGATCACCGTTTGCGTTTGGCCGAGCTCCCGCGGCGACGAATTGATCATCGCGTGCGCCTGTCCGGACAACGCTCGCGATCTTCCCTGCCCTCATGCGCTCGACGTCCGGAACCAGATCAGAGCAAACGACGAGATCCTGGTCCAACTTCTCAAACGAAACACAAGAGCCGCCACCGTCGGCCATGACTACGGAAAGGGACTCGGACCCTTCTACTGACAGGCCGGTCCAAACGCCGAAAGTCCGGATTGCCTATTTTTCGCCCTCAAATGAGGAGCCCAAAACACGCAACCCGCGACTCCCGCGACCGGTAGCTCCGCCGCGGCTGATGAGGCAAAGCTCGACCAGCCCCACAGAATTTTGGAAAAGGAGAAAACACCTCCGATTTAATTGATCGCTTTTCACGGAACGGGCCGGGGACGAAGGGACAAAAGACGCGGCGACTGTTGCGAGCACCGCGGCGACCACACCCCCTCGATCCCGGCCTGGACCCGCCGGAGGGAAAACAATTTCCGATGCCAAAAACCCCTCGCTTTATAGCGATCGTGACACCCGGAAAAACAAAGCGCTTTCGAGTGTTCGATCGCTACTCAAAAAACAGCTACTCCGCCACCGACGACCGAAAACTCGCCGAGGAGCTCGCCGCCGAATTCTCCAGGACCTACGCGCGGCCCTGGTATGCGCGACCCCTCGCCTGGATCCTTCGCCGGCCGCTACCGATGCCCGCGCCAGACCCGATCGATATTCCGGAACCCGAACCCGTCCCGGAATGGAAAAAACGCGTCGCGAGAATTAACGCGCACATAGACACGCATCGACAGCGCGAACTTCTCGCCGGCGGAGGCCGGATCCTCGAGATCGACTCAGCCAACAATTAGGAAAGGGAACCCAATGAGCGCAACCGAACCCAAGCAAACCGCACCCGAAAGCGACGTCGCCAACCTACTCCCCCCGGAGTTAAAGGCTACCGGCTGGAGACTCCACCAGGCCGGCGAAAAATGGCGCGCCAAAAACCAAACCCTCGGCCTTTTCTCCTCCGCGTGTGACTACCCAGGAGACGCGATCGAGGCCGCTCGAAAACTCGCCGCCGGCCAGAAATCGATCCTCGACGGTCGACTCGGGACCATTACCTTTACAGACCCGGATCCGCCAGGGAGCGCCGGCGAGATGATCCGCTGTCCTGAATGCGGAATCGCCGACGAGCTCGAGCCGAAGTTTGTCGACAACAAGCTAGTCAGTTTCACTTGCCCGCGCGGCCACGAATTCAACGGCAACGAGTCGAAGTCGAAACCAGCCGGAAAAAAGAAAACGCCGGCGCCCGAGATCCCGAAGGACGCTTTTGCTTTTTATGTCGAGCTCAAATACCTCGACGCCTCCACCACCAACGCTCGCCAGATATTCGACGAAGTAAAACTCGCCGAACTCGCCGCCTCAGTCGCCGATCGCGGAATTCTCGAGCCGCTGATCGTCCGGCCAGGAAAGAAACCCGGCCGTTATGAAATCGTCGCCGGCGAGCGACGCTTTCGCGCCGCCAAGATCGCAAAGCTCCCCCTGGTCCCGATCATTCTCCGGAACCTCACGGACGCCGAGGCCGAAGAGATCCAGACAATCGAAAACGACCAGCGCGAGGACCTCAACGCCTTCGAGCGAGGCGCCGGTTACATAAAACTGATCGAGCGCCATGGCCACACACCCGAAACGCTCGCCGCGGCCGTGCAAAAATCGAAAACCTTCATCTACGACCAGATCAAACTCGCGAGGCTCCCCGAGCGCGCGCAAAAGGCCCTACTCGAGGGAACGATCCCGCAGTCGACCGCCACGCTGATTGCCCGCATCCCCAGCGAGAAACGACGCGAAGCCGCGGCCGAAGAGATCGTCGGAGCAAAGCCCTACCCGTCGGCGACCTATACCAACGACCAGCTCAGTTTTCGCCAGGCAAAAAGTTTGATCGAGCGAAACTTTTGCACTCAGCTAAAAGGCGCGCCCTTTAATCGCGACGACGCGACCCTGGTCCCGGCCGCCGGCGCCTGTTCCACTTGCCCCAAACTCACCGGCAACAACCGGATCGAATTCCCGGAAGGCCGTGCGGACGTCTGCACCGATCCGCAATGCTTCAACCAGAAGATCGCCGCCCACGATGCCCGGACCAGGACTAAGGCAAAGGAAAACGAGATCAAGGTCCTGTCCGCTTCCGAAACTAAGAAGCTTTTCAGCTACGGAGAGCTCAACCACTACAACGCCGGCGCCGCCTACCTCGACCTCGCCGAACAATGCAACCTCGACAAACAGAAGAAAAAACGGAGCTACAAACAGCTCCTCGGCGACGCCGTCGCGCCTGTCCTCGCCATCAACCCGCAAAGCCACCGCGCCCACTACCTTGTGACCAGGAAAGAAGCCGCGCCGATCCTCCTGAAAACTCACAACATCAAGATCAGTGTGCCGAGCCCGTCGGCCTCCGGATCCAAAGCGAAGAAGGACCCGCAATCCGAAGCCAAACGCCAGCTCGAGCAAAATGTTTTTGAGCTTGCCGTCCAACTCGCCGGCGAGGAAATCGCGCTCCAGGCCGAAGTCGCCGGCGCCGTGATCTCACGCTCGCCCGGAGCCTCCGAGTACATGAAACCGGTCGCGCTCCTCATGTTCGAGAACTCCCTCAACATCGGCGACGGAGACGCGGAGGAGCGCATCGCGATCCGCTTTGGCCTAATTTCGCCACCGAAGGAAAAGTCGAAGGCGACAAAAAAACACTTGAGCCGCAACGTCACGGCTTGGAAAGCCCTCCAGAAACTCGTCGAAAAAGGGAGCCCGAGCTCCTCGGCCGAACAGATTTTCGGCGCAGCTTTGCAAATGGAATTCGTCGCCGATAGTTACGGCCACAAACTCGACGATCGCCAACAACGGATCCTCAAAATGTTCCCGCGCGTCGGCGCCTTCGAGTCCTACCTGGTCCGCGCGCGTGAACAGCTCACCAAACCGCCCGAGGCCGCGCCGGCGAAAACGAAAGCCGCCGCGGGAGGCCGCGGGAAATGAAAGGAACCTTTTTTCGGCCGGCCGACGTCGCCCGTTTTCTAAAACTGGTCGTCGGCCTCGCCCTGGTCCTCCTCTGTTTTCTACTTTTGCGAGCGCGATAGGAGACGAGAGAACTTGCCAAACCCGATCAATCTGATCAGCGCAACGAATTGGCCGGCCAGACGGCCAGACGGCCAGACGGCCAACGCTCAATCCGATCCCGTTCCGTCGGTAAAAGGATCGAGCCACCGGCCTGGTCTAGTGAGAATTGAGGCCCGCGTTCCGTCGCAAATTGGCCGAAAATTCAAACTTCTTTGCGCCGTTAACCACCTCGAGATCAAGGACGTTCTAACGGACCTGATCTCACAGTGGAACGACGCAATGACTGGCCGGCCAGACGGCCAGACGGCCCTCAGTCAGGATCTTGATGATCCTAGATCTGACCGACTGACCAGAGATGATGAGGAAAAGAAATTTTTAGCCTCATCGTCAGATCATGTGATGGGACGGCCAGACGGCCAGGACTCCGTCGCCCAAAAGCGCCGGGAGATCCTCGCCTACTACACAATCCTGATCGGAAATCCGATCAGACAAAACGACCTCGACTTCCTCGAAACCATTCTCAACCTACCGACCGCCGCCATTCGTGCCGGGATTGCTCAATCACTTCTGAAGTGCACGACGCGAGTCGGATCCCTCCGCTATTGCGAAGGCGCGATCGAAGAGAACCTCGAAAAAGGAAGCGCGGAAAACGGTTACGCCGTCTACCTCGAAACCGTCCTCCTCCGCGAGGGACTTTGGAAAACCGAGCTAACAGCCCTCGACCCTGCAGAAATGGAAAAGACTCTCAGACGTCGAGGACTAACCCAACAAAACCTCCCCGGATCCGGCGCCGACGTCGTCGACATACGGCCGGGACAAACAGGAAAGGATCCCGAATGAAATCATCGACCGACACGCCGACCGAACAGGCCGTCGCAGACTTTAGAAAAACCGGAGTTATGCCGACTCGGCTCACTCTTCGCTTTCTCGCCCTGATTAACAAAAAAGAGCTCGCCGGCTTGTCGCGAAAACTGAAACTCGCGATCGACAACCATGAGCTCCCCAACACCGGCGGCCGCGCGCGGAAGCGACGCCAGTGGGCCCAATTCGAGCGCGTCCAAAGCGAACGTCGACAGCGAGGACATATCAAGTAGCGGGGAAAAAATGCGAATCGGGAGTTGTGAAAAATGCGGCGCGAAAATTATGGACGCGAGACACGTCCGCACTAACAAACCCGCGCCGATCGAAGTGCAACCGTCCGACGATGGAAACGTCCTCGTCACTGGTACCAAATACGAGATCGTCCCCAAAGCCGAGCGCCAGAGAGTAAAGGATCGCGGCTTTGTCCTCCGTAAAAATCACTTCGCAACTTGCGCCTACGCGAAGAGCTTCGCAAAACCAAAACCGAAGTCGACGCGAGCGATCGCCGCGGCCGCCAACAACGTGATCACCGGACCCTGGGAGAAATACCAAAATTGAAACCCGAGCTCCGCCTGGTCAGAGATGCAACGGCGCCGCGCCTCGAGATGCGCGACCCGGTTGTCCTGTACTTGTCGACACTCGGCCGAAGTGGCCGGCGGACCATGAAATCGAAACTCGAAACACTCAAGCGACTCCTACAACTCGAGACCCTCGAGCCGCGCGAGCTTTGTGTTGTCGCTTTTGCAGGAAAGGCCGCCCTCCAGGATGCCGGCGCCGCACCGTCGACCATTAACGCGACCCTTTGCGCTCTAAAGGGGGTCGCGCGCGCAGCCTGGCAAACTGGCCAGCTCACCGCGGAGGACCTCCAGAAAGTCCGCGACGTTCGATCTGTCCGAGGATCCCGACTCGCCGCCGGCCGCGAACACACGCCCAAAGAATTGGAGGACGCCCTCGCCGCCTGTATGCGTGACAAATCGCCGGCCGGAGTCCGCGACGCGGCCATCATCGCCGTCCAATACAACCTCGGCTGCAGACGCGCCGAATGCCCAAGCCTCGATCTCAACGACTACTCCCCGACCAGCCAAACGATCCTGGTCAAAGGCAAAGGCGACAAAGAAAGGATCGGCTACACAGTCGACAAGGGAGCGAGCGCAGCGATCGCCGGCTGGCTCGACGCGCGCGGACTCAAACCGGGCCCGCTATTTTGTCCGGTCACTCGAGACGGAAAAATCATTCTCCGCCGCTTAACCGACCAGGCCATCTACAACGCGATCACAAAAAGAGGACGCGAAGCCGGGATCCCCAACTTCACGCCCCACAATCTTCGCCGAACCTTTGCCACCGAGCTCCTCGAGCGCGGCGCCGACGTCTTGGTTGTCCAACGACTCCTCGGCCATGCCAGCGTCGACACAACCAGACTCTACGACCGCCGCGGCGACGGAGCGCACCGTCGCGCCGCCGGTCTGCTTTCCCTTCCCTACCAAGACCAAAAACAACCCGAGCTCCCATGGGGAGACGGAAAAACGAAAGGACCAAAAACAGAAACGGCCCCCGCGTAGCGAGCGCCGACCGCGGGGACCGAATCAATTTTTTCGCACCAACTGAACCCAAGGAAGGGCCCGACGTAGCAGAGAGCCGACCGGCGGACCCAACCCCCAACAATTAAACCCGAGCGCGCCGAGTCTAGGCCCACGCCTGGACTATGTCAATTAACTCAGTCAAACGAAAGGCAAAACGCAATGAAAGACCCGAAAGACCTCCCCGGAGGCCAAGGCCGTCAGACAGCAGACACCAGCGCCACAGGATCGGCGCCGGCGAGATCTGAAACCGAAAGCGAGAAACCGACCGGCGAGCTCGAGCGCGTCGACGAAGGAAACAAAACGGACGAGACCCACGACAAGGCGCGCGCGGCCGGCGCCTCGACGGGAATCGTGGAAACCGCGGAGACCAACTCGGCGCCGCTCGCCGGCGGCTTTGAACCGTTTCGCCTCTATGCAAATAGAGCGCTCCGACGGAACCCGGCCGCGATGAAGATCAACCACATGGACCGCGAACAAACGCTCACGGAGATCACGCCCGACGGCCAGCTCCGTCTCGAATTGGACGGCGCCGCGACGCTGATTCCCTTTGACGATCGCGTGATCCCGACTGTCCTCGAGCAACTCTACGGAGTGAGGGAGTAGATCTCGAATGCGCGGAACCGTTATCCGTTGTCACAAATGCGGCGCCGCCAGACAGACGAAACGCAACCGCGATCCGATCGCGATCTGCTTTTGTCTGCCATGGGAAGGCGAGCGCCCGTTTGTAAAGATCACGAACCCTCGGGAGTTAGGACCACACTCGGGGAAATTCGTGCAGAGAGAGTAAACAACCCTTGCAGCCAAAACACTCTGCAGGATGAATAAACGGCGAGGCCCGCCGTGCAAATCACTCGAGAGGCCTCGCCGTCCCAAACCCAACGAAGGAGGAAACCCAAGATGAACGTCCGAACCATCGAAGTCCCGGCCGAGCTGGCCAGATTCAAACTTGACGAATACAAAGCCCTCCGCGAGAACCAGCGCACCACCGAGGACCGTCTCCTCGAGCGCGCCTACAAGGCCGTCGCCGGCGGCGCCCGCGTGATCGATATCAGCGAGGCCTTTAGGTCGACCGGCTTAAACGAACAAGGCCAGCCACGCCTCGCGATCGCGCGCGCCGACGGGAAATTCTGCTGCTTTCGCCACGACGCCGAATTCCAATCACACCGGATCTTGCCCTCCGGATATCGGCCCGGCTTTACCATCAATGAGACCTGGAACAGCCTCGCGAAGCGAGCCAACATTCTCCTCCCGATCGGAGTTTTCGGAGCCGTTCCCCAAAATAACCGCGTCGGTTTTGTCCGCACCGCGGTCCCGCACATTCCACCGAGCGCGCGGCCGGCCTACAAACTCGAGAACTACCACATTCTTTTCGAAGTGAAGGAATGGGAGCGCTACAACGTCGACCCCTATTTGTTGAAACGGATCTCCGGCTACCTCTTCATCGTCGAGGCCGAATGGGAGCTCACCGAGCTCGAGGCCTCGCTCCTGGGTTCAATGTTGGAGGGGAAATAAAATGTCAGTCGACAAGGACCAGCTCCTAATGTTCCAAGCCCAGCGCTACATGGAAACCCTCGGCGTCCGCGCCGTGAATCTAACGCTCGACCTTGAGATCGCGATCGGAATGATCGGCTTTGTCCAACTTGGACTCCGACACCCGGAGGCCAACAGAACACCGACCGCCGAAATGATGCGAGCGTTTCTCAATCAACTAATCGGCCAGATCGATCCGAAGTGCGGCCCGCTCTATGAAATTCTGATGAGAGGCTTCGACGAGGACTTCGACGTAATAAGGAAGCCTGGACCGTGAAACATTGCGAGCAATGCGGCCGCCAGACCGACTACCTATTCCGCGGGACACTCACCACAAAGGCGACGAGCTACGGAATAGATCCAAACTCAAAGGCGCGAAAGCCGCGAGTGATTGCCCTCGGCCTGGTCGACGTGCACAGACCCGCCGAAGTCTGCCAACGATGCCGGCCTCCGAGTAACCTCGAGAAGAAAGAGATCCTCGAGGAGGGGAAATACAAAGGCCAAAGCCTGGAGTTGAGGAGGCCACGCCGTGAGCGAACAACGAACCAATGACAACCACCTGATCGAAAACGCGAGGAAGGTTTCGCGTTACATGAGGGACACGCTCGAGGAACTCAAACAGATGCTCGACGGCGATCCACTAAAGAACGCAGAAGAGGAAGCGCCGCCGCCACCGCCGGCCGTGACCGTGACACCACCGGCCCCGATCGAAGAGGAGGAGAAGGCGGAGGATATGCTCCGCGCCGCCGGCGATCGCATCGACCCGCGCAGCAAAGCGAGGGAGTTTGGCGAATTTCTCAGCGACAGGATCTTCGGCCTCCCGATCATTGCGCGCGTCCCATACATTCCCAACAACCTCGCCGGCGAGGCTAACGGCCGCGACGAGCCGCTCCCCTACGAGGACCCGCTCAACGATCGCGATGTCATCCTCGACGCCCTCGACTGCGACGTCCTGGTCACAATGGACGCGGCGCCACAGGACCAGCTCGACCTCGAGCTCCACGTCGAGAGCTGCCCCACTTGCCAGGTCAACTACTTCAAACTGTGCGCCCATTGCCTCGAGATGAAGGTTTGCACCGATCAGCCGGTCCAACTACGACAGGCCCTCCCATTCGAAGGCGAGGACCAGGCCGAGGCCGTGACCTACTTCGCACGTCTTACACTGTGCCGATCATGTAAACGTGATGCAGATAACACGCGCGGCCTCCTCCTCGAGGAGTGACACGGTCGCGATCGACGCGGGTCCTCCGCCAGCTTTTGCCGTGCGGGGTGCTTCGCCCTTCGCCCACCCTCGCCGGGTCGACAGCTACAAATTATTTTTTGATTTCAGCAGCAACTCCGCCACCCAACAGAAAGGATCACTAAAGCAAAAATGGAACTCGAAAATACTTTCACCGAGGACGACACAACCGAAACCCGAATCGCCAAATTAAACGCGCTTGCCGGTCTCGACCTTTCGCTCAATATCGACGGCCCGCGCCTTCACCTGGTGAACGGCCCCGAACGCACGTACTACACCGGAAACTTTGACAACACCGCCGAACTCTTCCAGTGGACCGCCGCCTTTGCGCTCGGTTACCGACTCCGCGCCCGCCATTCACATATGACCGCGGCCCTGTCATTTGTTCGGGGAAACCGAATCGTTAATTTCCTAAATGAACTCCTCGAAATTGATCCCGCCGCCGTCTCCGCCCTGATAGCCGCTCGCGTTCCCTGCAACCAGTTCCTCGCCGATCATCCGACCGTCCAAATCGGAGAAGAAAGGGGCGAATTCCGAGTCGGCTTGCTCGGCCTACTAAATGGCCTTTGCGGAACGCGCGAAAACGGCTACGGATTCATAAACGCGATCTATGACGGAGACGCCGACCAACTCGGGAACCTGGTCCGCTTTGAAGTCCACACAGACGAGCCGAAAGAGTCCACATGATGAAAAACGCTCAAAAGGGACGAACCGACATTCAATATCTCAATTTCGATCCGTTCGCCGGCGACCGCGACGTCCGTATTGAGTGTTACAAAGTCGCGCTCGTCACCACCCGGACGCCGCACGTTTGCAGCGCGAGCTATCTACTCGAAACCGACAAGGGCCACACTATCGACCCAGGAACGAAAGCCAAACGAGAGACCGCCAAAGTCGACGGAACTTTCGGGACTTGCTACCAGTGCCTTCCCTGCCTGGACCGTCTAATGGACGAGGCCTTTGGAATCTAAAGGAGCTAAATCGAATGAACGAACAAAAGACCATCGGAGAACTCCTCCAAAAGTACTCAGCCGGTTTTTCAGTCGGGCCAGGCGGAGCCATTAACAAAACGCTCCTCGCGACCTCCCATTTTGTAAACGTCGCGCGCGAATACCCGGTCGCCCCGAGTAACGGAGGATATTTAGTCGTTGAAGCCACCGAAGAGGGAGAAGAGCCGTGATCAACTTCAACGATCCCAAGCTAGTCGCCATGCACGGAGACTCCTGGGTTGACGTTCAAGTCGCCTTCTACGATTTCATATGGAAAGCCGCGACGGCCATCGGCGCCGGCGATTTCAATAAACAGGTACTCGAGGAAGCGCGCCAGCAAATCGAGCGCGAAGGATTCAGCGACGAATCAACCTTCTTTAGCCGCCACCTGGCCATTATGAAGGCCAAATTCAAGACGCAGGACGAAGCCTGGGACTCTTTCGTCACTCTTCATTCTCAATGAAGGCGACGATCCGGATCACAAAATACGACTTCCACGAAGGCCGGCCGGCCGAGGAGTCGATTGTCCGAGTAACCGAGATCACACATTGCGTCCCGATGCGCGGAGGCTATTCGTTGATCATGCTCACCAACGGAAGCTCGATCGCCGTCGTCGACTCAATCGAGGAACTCGAGCATAAGATCGACGCGTCCGAAGGCCTGGTCCCGGAAACATCTTAAAAAAACCTACCGCCCTCTGTTACTCTACGCTTGGCCACCACTCGCAACACGGCCGCCCTCCCGCTGGTCCGCCTGGAAAACCGTCGACACGCATCTAAACCCTGGGGAAGTTTTTCTCGAACCGATGCAAACCGAAACCGCAGCCCGACAGCCCGGCCCTCCCGTACCTACAACCAACGCCTACGATCGCCGCCGAAAAAGAGGCCAGCGCCTCCTCGCGCGGCTTTCACGCCTGTCCTCCGACTACCCCGAATTCAAAACCGCGATCGGCGAGTCCCTCGACCTCGTCACCATCCAGATCAACCGAAACCCTGAGAGCGACCGTCAACTGATTCTTCACGCGGTCCACCTCGGAGCCTGGACCATCGAAGAACTCGTGGACGAAACAAAACTCACCCGGGTCGAGATCCAAAGGATTCTCGACGAACTCCACGCCGCGAAAACCATCCTTCGCAAAGTGTCTCAGGAAAAGCCCGCGCTCCGCGGACGCCCCAAAATCCTCTGGCTGCCGGCGCCGAACCACCAGCCCGAACCCTAATTCCCAACTCAGCCAAAAATAAACTCCGCCGTCGGCCTTATTGTCGTCGATGCGGGCGATCGTCCGCGGAGCCACCCTCCCGGCCGACTTTCTAGTCCCTTCCAAGCGCCGGTCACAAGTCCCGAACGACTCAGACCGCTAGGAACGAAAGAGCCAGCCTAAAACCTCCGCACGAGAAGGGACGACGCCCGCGCTCCCACCATGCGAACGCTAACCAGCCAACACCTCCAGAAACTCTTCCGTGGCCTCAGCCAGGCCAAGGCCAACGAATACGCGCCCCACTTTTCCGCCGCGGCCGATGAAGCAAAGATCAACACACGAGCGCGACTCTGCGCGTTCGTTGCCCAGCTTGGCCACGAATCGGTGGACCTCCAACACCTGAAGGAAATCTGGGGACCAACGCCGGCGCAGAAACGCTATGACACACGCGTCGATCTGGGGAACACTCCCGAGGCCGACGGCGACGGGAAGCTCTACATGGGCCGCGGCGGCCTGCAGCGAACGGGGAAAACGAATTATCGCCGCTTCCAGGAAGCCACCGGCGTCCCGGTCCTCGCAAATCCCAAACTGCTCGAACTGCCAGAACACGCCTTCCGGTCCGACGCCCTTTACTGGAACGACAACAATCTCAACCGGCTCGCCGACCAGCTCACCCTACGCGGCGACGCGAAGGATCTGGCTACCTTCGACAAAATCACGAAGCGGATCAATGGCGGCTACAACGGCAAAGTCGATCGCCAGCGCCGCTACCTGGTAGCGATCGCCACTCTGCCGGCCGAACTCTTCGCGCCCGAACTCGCTCCGCCGGCGCACGGTTATCCCCCGCCAGTACAGACGTCCGCACTCGATCGCGTCAACTCCCACGTCAACCCACCGGCGCCCACTACGGAGCCGGAGAAACCGGTTGTCGACCCCGACAAAGTCCTCCTCGAAAAACTCGCCAAACACGAAGGCGCGCAAACCGTAGCCAAGAGCCTGGGAGCCCGACTCGCCAAACCCGCTGTCGTCGTTGCCGGCGCTCTGGCCGGCGGAAACGTCTACGCCTGGATCGCCCTGGCCGTCATCGTCGCCGCCCTCGCCCTGTACGCCTACAAGAACCGCGCGAGACTCCGCGCCCTCCTGGAAGGGATTTTATGAGCGCCGAAACGAAGGAAGTCTCCGACCGGATCGACCAACTAATCGATCAGCTGCCCCAGGGCCGAACCGCGCGAGCCCTCGGCGCCGTCCGCCGGCATCCCTACATTGCGCTCGGGTTCGCCGTTGCCCTGTTCTACCTGGTCCTCGTTTTTGGGCCCGCGTTTTTCCTCGGAATACGCGAGAGCTTCAGCAACCGCGCGATCGAAAAAACCAAGGTCGAAGCCGCCGCAGAAAAAAACGCCAGCGATCAGGAGAAAATCAACGCCGGCCAATTTGAGATCGAGCGCAAAGCCGAGGACCTAAACCGTGAACAAGTACTGAAGCCGAAACGCGAAGAGGCCGCCGCCAACCTGGCCGAGGCCACCCGACGAAGGAAAGCCGCCGAGGAACTTTATGAGAAAAACCGCAACGCTCGCCGTCTCCCTGATCCTAACGATCTCAATTTCCGCCGGCGTAACTGCTCAGACCTCGCCGAACTCTACCCGGGCGAACGCTTCGCCGGCTGCCAGTAGCACCGTCCACGAACTCGGCCACGCCTCCGGTAATATCCCCGCCAGTAATACATCGGGAGTAATACAACCGGAGAAGGAACTCACGCCCGACCAGGCTATCGCCCTCCTGATCGCCGACCTCAAAGAGCTCCGCAAGCTTCACGAAGAAACCAAAGCCGAGCGCGACGCGGCCGTCGCCGCCCTCGAGGCCGAAAAGGCCGAGCGTCAGTCGGCCGAGCGCTCCTACTCTTCAGCCGAAAAACAGATCGCCACTTTGAACCAGTCGATCGGACACCTGGAGCGAGCCATCGCCCTCCACGAAAAAACGATCGCCCTGGTCGAGAAACAGAGAGACGACGCCAAAGCCGACGCGAAACGCTCGAGGAAGGTCGCGATCGTCTCAGCCCTGATCACCGCCGCCAAAGTTTTCGGAATTTTTTGAGAAAGAACCTCACCGCATCATGGACGCGAGCATCCTCAACCTTAACCCCACCGCCGAACGCGCCGAAGGCCCGGCCCGGCCGAGACTGATCGGCGCCATTAAACACGTCGCCGGCGCCGTCGCCTCGATCCTCGTTTCCGCCTTTATCACCTGGGGATCGTTTCAATACGTCAAAGGCCGAGACGCGAACCGACTCGATAATGTCGAAAAGACCCTGGACAAAACACTTTCGCGGGAGGAATTCAAAACGTGGACCGAGGAGCAAAGGGATCGACTGACCGAGATCAACAACCGACTCCGGGACCGAGAGAACGCGCGGAGATGAAACCGAACTCCGACGAGCTCGAATTCGCGACTACCACTCTCCTCGTCGCCCTGTCCGCGCGACACCCGGAGACGGCCTTACACTCCGCGCGCGTCAATCTGCTTTCCCTCGATCTTGGCCGCGCGCTCGAACTCCCCGGCGACCAACTCGAGGCCCTGAAATTCGGATCGTTGCTTCACGATATCGGAAAGCTTTCGACCCCCGACGCCGTTCTCAATAAACCCGGCCGCCTCGACGATCAGGATTGGAACGCAATCCGCCGCCACCCCTTCGACGGCGCCAGTCTCCTCCGGTCCCTAAACTTTCCCGAAACTATCGCCTCGATTGTCGAGCAACACCACGAACGCCACGACGGGACCGGCTACCCGTTCGCTTTGCCCTGGCACATGATCTCGACCAACGCTTCGATCGTCGCCGTCGCCGACACCTTCGACGCCATCACGGCCGATCGCTGCTACCGACCCGGCGCCGCGCCGGCCGTCGCCCTGCATGAGATCGCCTCCTGGTCAGGGAAGCAATTTAACCCGACCGTCGTCGACGCTTTTGTCCAACTACACCGGCCAGCCCTCGCCGCCTAAATGCCGACCAACAGCCGCAAAGAACGAATGGCGCTCTTACTGCAGGAGATCATCGACGACCACGTCGCGCCCGAAAAACAACACGAACCGATCGTCGCCGAAGCCCGCCAACTTCTCGCCGCCTACTGGCAAAGCCGAGACGCCACCAGGAGAGACGCCTGGAACCGCGAGCCAGCCTGGATCCGCAACCTCAAAAACCCAACCGCCCGCCGATAAGGAGCTCACCACATGAACGCGAAAACACTCACCGCCAAACTTGAAGCCTGGGAGAAACTGAAAAAACAGCGCGACCGCGTCGATGCCGCCGCCGACGGCCAGCTCGAGGACCTCCTCGTCACCTACGAGAAAAAGGCCGAGCCCATAAACTCCGAACGCGACCGCAAACTCCAGCCGATCGTCGACCAAATGACGAGCCTGGAGGAGGAACTCCGCGCCGAGATGATCAGGCAAATAAAACCTGACGGAACGATCGGGATCCCACAGCTTGAGACGACCCTCGCCCTCGCCCAGGTCCTCGCCACCAGCAAACGCGAGATCGACGCCGCGGCCTTCATTCGAGCGACGCCTCCCCGCCGGCGAAATGATCCCGCGTTCTATGGCTGTCTCACCGTGCAGATCGGGAAGGCCGAAAAATTCCTTGACCAGCCAACCATGACTCGCCTGGCCCGGCCAAAAATAACCCACACCGTCGCCATTACACTCAAAGGTGACTGAGACCGCGGGCGTCCCGCCCGCAAGTCTGGAAAGCCATGAGCCTGGAAGTCGAAACAACGTTCGACGGCGACGTCGCCGCCGTGCTTTCACTGGACCGGCAAATTCCTTTTGCCGCAGCCACAACTGCAACCGCGATCGCGAAGCGGGCCCAGGGCGAGGCCATCGATGAGATCCGCGACCAGTTCACCACCACAAACCCCTGGTATTTGCCGACGAACTTTTTCGGCGTTCACTTCACGCCGGCGACCGTCGCCAACCCGAGATCCCAAGTGCATACAAATGCATATTGGCTAAAGGACCACGAAACCGGAGCACTCCGGACGCCACACGAAGGCGATTTCCTCGCCGTGCCGACTGAGGCCATACAACCCAACCGCCGCCAAGCCATCCCGCAAAGCCAGCGCCCGAAAAACCTCCGCGACGCTTTCGTCCTCCGGACCGGCCGAGGGCCCAAACTTTTCGAGAGAATCAACGGCCGACTCCGCGCCGTTTACAACCTGGTCCGCAGCGTCCGCATACAAAAACGCTCGACGATCGTCGAGCCCACCATCCGAGTCGTCGAGAAAGAATTCGCGCCGACCTTCACCACCAAACTCCTGGAGGCAATTAAGACAGCAAAATGATCACCGACACCCCACCACTCACCGCGGACCGCGCCGTACCGACCGTCGTCACTTCAGATCGAGCCATCGCCGGCCCCGACCAGCCGGACAGCGCCGCGGCCGGAACGAGTACTCAATTCAGAACCACGCCGCGCGAGCCGCTCAACCGCCGCGGCCGTCGTCACCTCGCGGGCGAGATCCGTCGCTCCGAACGCCGGATCGACCGCAGCCTCAGACGTCAGGAACTCGCCGGTCGATAAGTCGAAGAGCTTCCATGCCCGACTTCGATTGGCTCAACCAAAACGTCACTCCGGAGCCACAGCCGAGCTTCGCCTGGGTAAACGAGGAGCGCGTCGTCGAGAGCCCGAACACTCTCGACCGGCCGCTCAAACTTCTCCGGAAAACACGCCGCCGGCTACAACTGCGCGCTCTTCGTCAGGAGAAACTCGAGGAGTTTTTCGAAAACCTTCCCAGGCCTGGAGAAACTCTCCACGTTGTCTCGAACGGATCTTTTGATTATTGGAACTTTGCGCCCGTCACGCTGCAGCTGCTCGGCCGCCCTGCCGTGTTCTACGGATCGACCTGGACCATGAACCGGTCGAATGTCCTTCAACTCCTCAGCCTCTACGATCAGAAAAAGCTTTCCAGTGTGACGATGTTTTCCGGCCTGTACTTCAAACGCCGGGAGCCGGCCGTCTACACCGCCCTCGCCTCGGGACTGATTGATCGCGGCCAGCGTTTTCTCTGCTTTGAGAACCACACAAAGATCATGTTGATCGGCGCCGATCCCGATTGGATTGTTATGGAAGGATCCGCAAACTTCACCGCCAACCCGCGCCTCGAGCAAAACAACATCAGCAATGACCGGGACCTCTTCGATTTTCACAAAACCTGGATGGAGGACCTCCTCGCAAAATGCCGAAGCCAAACGACCTAGAAGCGCCTTTGTCAGAATCCGCGCAAAATATGCACAAAATTATTCCAGAGGAGCGCCTCGAGTCCGTCAAAACTCTGCTCTGCCGCGGCCTTGACCGAACGACGATCCTCCAGTACGCGGCCGAGATGAAATGGGAGTCGGCGCCCGACCAGGTCGACGCCTGGATCTCCGCCGCCCAGCTTCAGCTCGCCGAGGACGCCGGCGCGATCGACACCGAAGCCGAACTCGGGAAGGCCATCGCCCGCCTCAATTACCTCTACATGAACGCGGCTAAGGTGCAGGATTTCAAAACCGCGCTCGCCATCCAAAAAGAGATCAACAAGGTCCTCACTCTCAAAGTGCAAGCAACAGGGACGGCCGGCGGGGCGAAAACAACCGAAGCCACCGCCCGACCCAAATTAAAGATCGTCGGTAAGTGAGATGCAGACTTCATTTAACATTCGCGAGCTCGCTCGCCTCACTGGCTGGGATCGAAAGAAGATCTCCGCAGTCTTTGCCAACCTCGGCGACGAACCCACCCTCGAGGAAATTGTCGCCGCCTTCATCACCGCAAAAAGCCCGGCCGAGACTCCACCGCAATTCTTTTCTCAATCCGAACTCCACCGCCTCACCGGTCTCGATCGAAACACTGTGATCGACCGGCTCGACACCGTCGCCTCTCATCCGGGCCCGCGGAACTCCAAGCTTTACGCGCTCGCCGACGCCCTCCCTGCCCTCATTGCCGGCCGTGACGTGAGTCTCGACGAGATCAAAAAGCGCACCGCCAGCCACAAAGAACGACGCGAAGAAATGGAGCTCAACAAAGAACTCCGGAAACTCGTCGACTACACCGAGGCCCGGTCGGAGTTTCAGAAAATCTTCAAAGCTTTACACCGACGCCTCGCCGTTAACTTCTGGCGAGAAAACGCCTCACGCCTGAAGAAGGCCAAAACCGTGGCCGAACTCGCGAAGCTGGGATCGGAAGGCCAAGGAAAGATCTGGGATGCCCTCGCCGCAAACTACAAGACTATTACAGGAAGCGATTAGAGCCGCGATCCCAGACGGATCTCTGCGAGTTTCCACCTGGTCGCCGACCTACCGAGTCCTCAGCCCGGAGCGCACAAATGCCGAACGAGCCGGCAAATGGAGCAACGCTCCCGTTCCCCACATGGTCGAGCCCATGGACTGGTTCACCGAGCCGGACTGTGAAGAAATCGTTATCGTCGCCTCTCGACAGATCGCAAAAACCGAGTACGTCAACAACTGCATCGGCTTTGTGATCCACATCGCTCCGGGACCCGTCGCCTACCTCGGCGAAGAGGAAGGAAAGTCGAAAGCCTGGAAACAGGAATGCTTCGATCTAATGGTCCGCGACACACCGGTCCTCCGCGATCTGGTAAGTGACGGCCGCGGCCGCAAGTCTGAAAACACAAAAACCGCCGCCACTTTTCCCGGCGGCCGCCTAAATGTCCTCTGGGCCACCTCCCCAGCGACTGTTTCTTCGCGACCGATTCAATACCTCTTCATCGACGAGCGCGACGCCATGGGCCCTTCGAGAGAAGGCGACTCCACCACGATCGCGCGCGGCTCCGTCAAAACCTTCAAAGGGAGCCGAAAGATTGTCACGATATCGACGCCACGAAACCGGCTGGAGAATCCTCCGGAAGCCCCCGAGGGAACGCCGAGACGGTCTCCGATAGAGCAGGAATACCACTACACCGATCGGAACAAACGCTGGCTGCCCTGCCCTCATTGCGGAGAATTCCAGGTCCTCGCCTGGTATGACGATCGCTGTTGCTGCCCGCCGCGAGACGAGCCGTGCACGCTGAAGCACGGCCACGTAGCCTGGGATAACGACGAGGCTGCAACCGCCTACTATGTTTGTTTCAACGGATGCGTGATCACCGAAGAGGAACGCCTTGAAATCCTCGACCGCGGCGAGATGCGCCCCGAAGCACCCTACGTCGACAAACATGGCCTCTGGATCAATGAACTCTACTCGAAGTTTTCCAGCCTTCCGGATATGGTCACCGCCTACGTCGACGCGAAGCGTGATCCGAGCGGCGAAAAACTAAAGTCCTTTGAAAACACGACGCTGGCCGTTGGTTACGAAGAGCGCGAAGGCGAGATCGACACCGACGACCTGATCGAACTCCAGGAAACCTACGACCGGAATATTATTCCGGAAGAAGTCCTGATCCTGGTTGCTGCCGTCGACGTCCAAAAAAACCGCCTCGAGCTGGAGATCAAGGGCTACGGAATCGGCGACGAGGCTGATGCAAACGCCGCCACCGTGCCGCAATCCTGGGGAATCGATTATTTTGCGATCGACGGGGATCCCGCCATGCCGACGGTATGGGATGAGCTTAAACAGGCTCTCGACGCCGTCTACAAAACGCCCAGCGGTCGACAGCTCCGGATCTCCGCCACCGCGATCGACACCGCCTACCTTTCCCACCGCGTCTATCGATTCGTGCGCCAAAACCGCGGCCGCCGGATCTTCGCGGTCCGCGGCGCCAACACTCCAGGGAAACCCCTGATCTCGAAACCCACCAGAGTCGGAGATCCGCCGGTCCGCCTCTGGACCATTGGAACGGAGACCGCCAAAGATTCGATCACCAACCGTCTCGAGCTGAAAGATAAAACTCAACCTGGCTTTTGCCATTTCGGCTCTCACTACCCGGAACACTATTTCCGACAGCTCCGGGCCGAACAGCCCGTCGTCCGCTACTACCGCGGCCGCGCCTTCCGATGCTGGGAAAAGATCAAAGACTGGTACCGCAACGAGGCCCTCGACCTCTTCGTCTACTGCGACGCGGTCCTGGCCATTGCGCTCCGGATTCTCAAAACAAACTTCGCCACCCTCGCCAGAAAAGCCGGCGAAGAGCAAAAGCGCCTGGGCGAGGAAAGCCTCGGACCAATCGCCGGGCCACCGGCGCCGGAGCCCGAACCCGAGGAACCGGACGACGACGAACCGGACGAGATCCGGATCAACCTTCGCGCTCGTCGCCGCCTAGTCCCACGCCGCCGCGGAAACCTCGCCACCGGTTGGAAAAACTAGGCCTTCAAAATTAATCCCCTCGACGGATGCCATAGTTATCCCCGCGCGCGCTCTCACAGCTCGCCCAAAAAGGACGCCTCGACCCTTGCGAATCCTCCGCGCTATCCAAACCGCCGTGCTCATTTTCGTCGCCATTCTCACCGGCGTCGTTTGTAGCCAATCGCTAAACGGCCAAACCACCGAAAAACCGGCCGGCCTTGTCGACGTCGTCCGCTACTGGAACGAAGCCGTTTCAACGATCGAGCCCGAGGACCAGAATTTTCGCGAACTGCTCGAGTCCTACAGACGAAACCCGCCCGGCCGAGTACTGCTAACTCCCGACGTCCGCGCCGAACAAAAGAAACGCCGGCTTCGCCTGATTGAGTCAATCGTTGCCTCACATGAGGAGCGGATTCGCGCACTGCGACGACTCGCTAAAGCCGAGGAGGCCAGCCAGTGAGCCACACGACCGACCTCCCGACCGAAGTCCCAAACCCGATCACTCTCGGCGAAACGCTCGAGTGGGAGAAAGACTTCAACGACTTCCCCGCCGATGAATGGACCGTCACCTACTACTTTCGCGGCGCCGGAACCGGAATCGACGTCGCCGGTACCGCCGACGGTACTACTCACGTCTTTACAGTCGCCGCGACCACAACGGCCAACATGGCCGCCGGCCGTTATGACTACCAGGCCGTCGCAGTCAACGGAACTGAGAAACACATCGTCGACGAGGGACTCGTCACCGTTAGACCCTCGCTCGCCGCGCTTACCACCGGGACGACTTACGACGGCCGCAGCACAGCCAAAAAGATCCTCGACGCGATTGACGCCCTCATGCAGGGAAAGGCCGCCCTCGACCAGCAGAAGTATTTGATCGCGACCGGAGTCCCTGGCTTTACCTCGCAGCGCGAAGCCGAACGCATCCAGCCGACCGAACTCCTCGAGCTCCGGAAGTACTACGCCGCGCTCGTCGTCGCTGAAAACCGGAACAAGAAAAAAACCGCTTTCTCCACCATCAAGGTCTATTTCGATCCACCGAGCCGATGAGATTCTCACTAGAACGCGAACCTTTTCAGGGCCTCAACCTCGAGCTCCCGTCAATGTCTGAAGTCGTCGCCACTCGGCGCGAGGCTGAAGCGCGCGCGGAACAGCGGCGCCGTTCTGCCCGCAGAACCTACAACGCCGCCAAAACCAACCGCCTCAATCCAGGTTTCTCCGTAGCGAATACCTCGCCGCGGACGCAGATCTGGAGGGCCTTGCGCCATCTGCGAGCTCGCTCTCGATTCCTCAGTCGCAACAACGACCACATGAAGCGCTTTCTCTCGATGCTCCGGAACAACGTCGCCGGACCGCAGGGAATGACGCTCCAATGCACGTCGCCAAACGAGGCCCTCAACGAGGCCGTCGAGAAAGCCTGGCTAACCTGGGGACACGCGGAAAATGCTTCACTCAATGGCCAGATCTCCTGGATCGCCGCGCAACGGAAATTCATTTCCACGCTCGCCCGCGACGGTGAAGTCATGGTCCGCCACATGGTCGCCGACAACCCCTTCGGCTATGCCCTGAAATTTATCGATGTTAATTGGCTTGATGAGACCTTCAACGAAACCCGCGGCGGGAACCGCATCATTATGTCCGTCGAGCTCAACCCGGACGAACGCCCCGTCGCCTACTGGCTAACCCCGCCGGCCGACGAATTCACCCTTCCAGGCGGACCGCGAGAACGGATCCGAACCCGGGTCCCGGCCGAAGAAATCATCCATTGTTTTCTACGTGACGACGAAAACAGTGGCGACGACTCGCAAACGCGCGGAGTGCCTTGGGCTCATACCGCCATGAACGCTCTCTACCAGTTGGGAGTGTTCAGCGAGGCCGCCATCATTGCCGCCTGCAACGGCGCCCTGCGAATGGGCTTTCTGAAAAGACCGCTCGACGCCAACGCCGACGAAGGTGGAGACGGTGAAGAAGAAGAGGTACCAAAGATCGATCACCTCGAGGCCGGCGAGATCAAAGTCCTCCCGGACGGCTACGAATACCAGGAGAGCGCGAGCGCTTATCCTCACGCCGTTTATGACCCCTTCACAAAGTCACTCAAACGCGACGCGGCCAGCGGCCTGGACGTTTCCTACAACTCGCTCGCCAACGACGGCGAAGGAATCAACTACAGCACCATGCGGCAATTCATCCTCGAGGACCGCCGCGGCTACTCCGCCCTTCATTGGGTAATGATCGAATGCCTCGAGCGCCCCGTCCAACTCGCCTGGCTCAGAAACTCGATTCTCACCGGCGCCGTTCCGCTCAAACCCCGCGACTTCCCATTTTTTACAGAGCCAAACTTCGTTCCAACGGGTTTCGATTGGGTCGATCCCCTCAAGGACGTCCAGGCCACCATTCTCGAGATCAATAACGGTCTCGGAACTATCACCGATGCCATCGCCAAACGCGGCGGCGACATTAAGCAAACCTTCACCAAACGCCAGAAGGAACTCGAGCTGGCCAAGGAAAAGAAAATCCCGCTCGCAGCTCCCGACGGAAAGGGAACTCTCGGCGGCGACGACTCCGACGAAGAGAACGACCCCAACAACAAAAGCGAGAAAAGAAAGTAGAACCCCATGGCTCTAAACTTAGCCAAATTAACTCTGCACGAACTGTCAAAAGCCCTCTTCCAATTCTTCGGTCTCACCGCCAGTTCGCCCATAGCGTTCAATCCCAACGGCCGTTTGATTAACGTCGCCGCGCCCAGCAATGGGACAAACGGGACCAATGGAACCAACGGCACGAACGGGACAAACGGAAATACCGTCCTCAACGGGACCGGCGTGCCGGCCAGTGAAACCGGAGTTAATGGAGACTTCTACATCGACACCGCGGTCTGGGATATCTACGGACCAAAAGCCGCCGGCGCCTGGCCGTCGGGAGTCTCACTGATAGGACCGCCCGCGTAAAAAACGCGCGGCGCAAAAAATAATCCCCGCGCCCTGTGCCAATATTCTGATCGCCAGCCCGGCTTCCTTCCTCTTCTCACCTGGAAGCCCTCACAAAGCAGATGCCGCTACCTAACACTCCTCCAGAGATCCGCAGCCTTGTGGGCCAGACCTTCGAGCGTTCCTTCACCATCGAACGCGGCCAGGTCGACACCACGAATCGCACCGTCCGCCTCTCCTTCTCTTCCGAAACCCCGGTCGAGCGCTGGTTTGGTTTCGAAATTCTGGACCACTCCCCAGGGGCTGCGGATCTCTCCCGCCTTAACGCCGGCGGACCCGTCCTCGTTTGCCACGATCGCTATGACCTGGTAGCCGCCGTCGTCCCCGACAGCGCCGAGATCACCAAACGAAAACGCGGCGAGGCCGAAGTGTTCTTCTCCCAGAGCCAGCGCGGCCAGGAGATCCAAACCGACGTCAACGACGGTATCCGCAACACCACCAGCTTTCGCTACATCGTCCGCGAAATGGTCCTCGAGAACTCCAAAAACGGAGTCGACACCTACCGCGTTACGAAGTGGGAAGCCCTCGAAATCTCTTTTGAACCAATTCCCGCCGATCTCTCCGTCGGCGTCGGCCGCTCACTCGACTCCGAGATCCTCCGCGGCCTGACCACCGATGAGAAACGCGCCGCCCTGCAGAAAGTGGCCGAGCGCGAAGGCTTCACTTTGATCCTGGGTACGGACGTCCGCACCGCAGACGCCGCGCCTCCGGATCCCGCAAACCTCAACCCCACGCCCTCTGAAAGGACCGAAAACATGCCAGCTCCCGCCACCCCCGAAACCACCCCTCCGGTCGTCGCCGCCTCCGCGCGCACCGCCGACCAGCTCCGCCGCGACGAAATCACCGAGATCGGCGAACTGGCCGGCCAACGTGAACTCGCCGTCGACCTCGCCCTCGAAGGTAAAACGGTAGAGGAAGCCCGCACCGCTATCCTCGCCAGACGGAAAGAGGCCCAGCGAGCCAACACCCCACCCGCTGAAGATCCCGCGACCGTCGCCACCCGCACCGAAGGCCAGCCGGCCCAGGTCATTTCGCGCGTACGCGTCAAGAACTTCGCCAACACTACCGAAGCCTATCGCTTTGGACAGTTTCTCGCCGGCGTCAGAGGAAACAAGGCCGCGCGGAAATGGTGCCAGGAAAATGGCTTCAGCCTCGAGCGTGTCCACAGTGAGAGCGACAACGACTCCGGCGGCATTTTTGTGCCCCAGGAATTCAGCGAACGCCTCATCCTGCTCCGCGAGAAATATGGCCTCATTCGCCAGTTCGCCTTCACCGAGACGATGACCTCGAACACGAAAGTTGTTCACCGCCAAAAGGGAGGCCTCACCGCCTATCCCGCCGGCGCCAAAGGTAGCTCGCGCAAAGTCGCCGAGTCTCAAATGTCTTTCGACGGGATCGAGCTGATCGCCCGTAAGTGGAAAGTCACGACCAAACTCGAAGATGAGTTGAGTGACGACTCCAAGGTCTCAGTCGCCGACAAGTTCGCCGGCGAGAGCGCCTACGCCTTTGCGAAAGCCGAGGACAATGCCTTTTTCAACGCCGACGGGACCAGCGCCTACCATGGCCTCGTTGGTCTCCGCACGCGGCTCCGCAAAGTCCACAACACGATCGCCAACATCAAGGGCCTGATCGTCGCTTCCGGAAACCTGTTCAGTGAATTCACCCTCGCGGACTTCATCAAAGTTGTGGCCATCCTTCCCGAATACGGCGACAACGAGAACACCGCCTGGTACATGCACCGGACGTTTTTCTGGAACACTGTTGTTCCCCTCATGATCGCGGCCGGCGGAACCACCATGAAGGATATCGAGAACGCTCCAACCAAGATGTTTCTCAGTTATCCGGTCCGGATCTCGCAGTCACTTCCGCGTGCCGACGCCAACAGCCAGATTCCCGCGCTCCTCGGGGATATCTCGCTATCGTCCACCTTCGGCGACCGCCTCGGCCAACAGGTCAAGCAAACCGACACCAACGACGACGATTGGGACAACGACTTGCTCTCAATGAAATCGCTCGAGCGGTTCGATATCAACCATCACGACGTCGGCGACACCGCCGAAGCCGGCCCGGTTGTTGGAATCATCAGCGCCGCCGCGTAATTCCCCGCAGCGGCAAAACGGGCCGCTCAGATTAGCGGCCGAGATCTTCACCGCCCGAACCTCTCGGCCGCTACCTCAAAAACGAATTCTGGCCGGCCAGACGGCCAACTTAGAAGGAAACCAACATCATGATCGAAGTCCTCAAACAAAAAACCGTCGTCCTGACCCCTCCGGCCGCGATTGTCGACAACGCCGCCATCACCACCGCGATCCTCGACGCCATCGATGCCGGCTGGGTAACTTTCGAAGCCATCTTCGGCGCCATGGATATCGCCGTTAGCGTCATGAAGCTCACCGAATCCGACGACTCCGGTATGTCCGGAGCCACCGACGTTCCCCTCGGCGACTTCAGTGTCTCCCCCGCCACGCTCCCTTCCGCCACCGACGACAACAACGTCTTTGCGGTCCAGGTGAACATGCTGGGACGGAAACGCTACCTCGATCTCAGTCTCACCGTCGGCGACGGCTCCGCCGGAACTTTTGTCGTGGTGCTTGCGAGACTCTCTCGCCTCTCGACAATCCCATCCACCGCCGCCGGCCGGGGCTACACCCAGGAACTCTTCGCCGGCTAACTCGACCTTGCCCCTCCGGACACTGGCTGAGTCTGTTCGCTCCTAACAGACCGGCCAGGCCACCCCGGAGGGCGAGACTTTCAACCGTGGCTTTCACCGAAAACCTCGATCAGTTCTTTGACACCGCCGGCCATGCCGTCGTCGCGACATTCAAGACGGCCGCCGGCGCAACCATTCGGACCGCCAACGTGATCTTTACCGGCGCCACCGGAAACGTCCCCACGTTCGAGGGAGTCGAAATCGAAGCGCCCCAGCCCTTCCTCCAATGCAAAACGGCCGACCTCGCCGGAATCAATCACACCTGCAAAGTCACGATCGCCGGCATCACCTACCGGATCACCAATGACCTCCACGACGGTACCGCGACCTCGATCGTCCTTTTGAAAAAATGAGCAACGCCCTCCAAACCCTTGTCGACCGGATCCTCGCCCGCTTCGCCCTCATAAAGATCGCGGACGGGTACCAGACCAACCTCGGCCTCGCCTTGAAGGAATGGCAGACGACACCCGTCGACGATACGGAGCTCACCGAGAAACCCGCGATCCTCCTGGTTCGCGATTTTGTAGCCACCCGGCAGCCGGACAAAGACGGAGAGAACTCGAGTCGTCACACCTGGAAAACCCAGATCGTCGTCGACGCCGTCCTCCAGGAGAGCGCACAGAGCCCCGTCGAAGGACGCAAGGCCCTCTCCGATCTTCGGAAAGCCGTCGGCGTTGATCCGACCTGGGGAGGCCTCGCCAGAAGAAGCGAGGAGAGCTCCGAAAAATTGATGCTCGACAAGGAAGGCGGAAACGTCGCCGGCGTCCAACTGATCTTTTATGTCGTAACCAGCCGCAAGCCCTGGGAACCCTAACCACTCGAAAGAAGGAAAAACCAATGCCCCCAAGTCTATTTATTGAAAACCCGTTCAGCTTTCAGGGCGAGATCTACGCCGCCCTCCTGAACTCAACCACGAAGCTCCCCGATTCGGGATGGTGGTGGCTGGGCAACGTGCCCAAAGGCGAGATCGTTCCGAAGGTTGAACGACGCACCAAAAAGGAATCATGGTCCGGCGAACGACAGACCTCGCGCACCGCGATCAAGTCTCGCGAGTACTCCGCCAACTTCACCGTCGAGGACCTCCACAAAGACAACATCGCCGTAGGCCTCCTGGGAAAGAAAGTCACGACCGCCGGCGGCGCTATCACCAACGAGCAACACGGCACCCTGGCCGTCGGCTCAGTGGTCAAACTGAAGAATCCGAACGCCAGCTCCATCGCGCTCACCGACTCGACACCGGTCACGCCCCTCGTCCCTGTCCTTAACACCGACTACAAGATCCTCGACGCGAAACACGGCCTGATCGAGATCTTGAGCCTTGGCGCCTTTGTCCAGCCGTTCAAGTTTGCTTACACGGCCGCGGCGACCCTCGTCGTAACCGGAATGAATGCGGACGACTCCAACGAGTACGCCTTCTACTGCAAGCTGATCAACACCGAGGACGCTCCCGACCAGGCCATCGGCTTCGAGCTCTTCCGCGTGCAAATCGATCCGACCCAACTCCTTGCCATCATTAACGAGGACCAGGGAAGTCTCGACATTTCGGCGACCGGCCTCCGTCACAACACCCACGCGGCCGACACCGAACGCGGCGGATATTTCCGCTGGATCTACGTCGACGCCAACAACTAAACCGGCCGGCTGGCCGGCCAACTCTTCGCCCATGGTTCGAGGCCTCGCCCCTCGACCATGGGCGACCTCAAACCGCTAACCCGTTTTTTAAGGAGCTGCAGCAATGCCAAACGACCCGATCACCGAAGGCCTCGAAACCGCCCTCGGCCAAACCGAAAAGACCGTCACGATTCACCCGGATCCGGAGAACGAGGAAACAACCCGGGACGTCACGATCCGAAAACTTCGCGCCAACCAATTCGTCAAGATCTTTGCCTGTATCGACACCCTGGTCCAAAAGGGAGTCGTCCGCCTCACCGATGAGACCGGAGCCCTGATCCTCGGCGCCAAAGGAGTCCTCTCCGAATTCCGCGACGAGAGAATGATCCTCCTCGGCGGCGACCCGGTCCTCGAGATGCTCGCGATCGCGACCAAGCTCGAGCGCTCGATAATCGACAACCTCGACCTCCTCGACCTCGGGAGACTCCTCGGCGCCGCCTGGGAGATCAACGAGCGTTTTTTCGTCCAGAACCAGACGGAGCTCAAAGCCGCACTCGGCCCGATCTGGAGTCTCGTCGCCGGACTAACGAAGAAGAAGGAAGCGAAGGAGGAAACGACCCCCGTCGAACCTTCCCCCGACTCCTCCATCAACTCGTCAGAAACGGCTACGGAAGCCTCGCCGAAGTAGCCGAACTCGACTTCGACCAGCTCCGGACCTTTGCCGAGGAAATAGCCCAGGCCGAAGCCGAGCAACACACGCTCGACCTCACCCTGATCCGCGGCGCCGTTTGGGCCGACCCCGACGGGATCAAGCAAATGATCGAGCTCCTCACGCCAAAGCCGGAGACGAAAAAGAAGAAGAGGAAGGCAACAGGCAATGCCGCCAGCGGTAAACCAGGAGATCAACGTCAACATCAACGCCCTGGTCAAACGGATCCAGGACGTTAAAGCTTTCGTCGCCGTTCTAAAGGAACTCCGCAGCCAGAGCGGCCCGGTAGTAATCGACGAGAAGATCTCCAAGAACGCCAGAGCCTCCGCCGGCGACGTCGCCAACCTCTCCGCCTCAATCGACCGCCTCAATACGTCGATCTCTCACATCGACGAAAAACAACCCGGCCGACTCAGTAACGCGATCAAGCTGCTTTCCTCCGTGGTCCAAGGCCTCGAGAGCGCCGGCGGCGCGATCGATTTCGTTTCGAAGTGGATCCCCGGATTCAATACTGTCAAAGAAAAAGGCTCCGACGCTTTCGGAACCGTTAAAGAAAAGATCGGCATCTTCGCCGTCGCCGCAAAGGACGCCGGCGGAGGAGCGATCGCAAGTTTGCGCGCCGGCGCAGCCGGACTCCTCGAGTCGTTCACCGGCGCCGCCGCTGGAGCCGGAGAAGCCGTCGCCGGAGTAGGTGCCCTCGGCCTAACCGCCGGAGTGGCCACCGGAGGAATTCTGATTCTCGTCGCCGCGATCGTCGCGCTCGCCGCGGCTTTCTTCGTCCTGGTCACCGGGATCGGCGCCGTCACCGCTGGCCTGATCTCACTCGGGACCCTTGCCCTTTTGCCCCTCCTGAAATTCGGTGCCGAATACAACGCCCAGCTCGAACAAGGAAAACTCGGGATCGCCTCGATCATCGCCAGCCTTGCCGAATTCAGAAACGAAGCCGGAAAGAAAATCGAAGGACCCGAGGCCCTAACCCAAAGCCTCGCCCTGGCCGACGACCAGATCCAAAAACTCAAGGTCGACGCGATAAACACGATCGCCACCTTCGGCGAAATACTCCCGGCCTTCCAGTCCGCCCTCGGCCCAGGCCTGGCCGCCGGGCTCAACCTCGACGAGATCCGAAAAATAACCGTCCAGATCGTCCAGGCCGCCGGCGCCATCGGCCTCCCCGCGAACCAAATCGCCCAGGAAGTCCGAGCCATTCTCTCCGGGACAATCAACGAGGACGCCCGCCTCGCGAAGATCCTCGGGATCTCCAACGAGCTCGTCAAAAAATGGAAAGAGCAAGGCACCCTCGCCGAGGAACTCAATAAACGCCTCGGCGCCTTCAGCTCCGCCGGCATCCTCGCCGCGAAAACACTCGACGGCCTAACCTCCAACCTCCAGGAGGCCGTGAATGTTTTCGCCGGCCAGGCCACCGAACGCGCTTTCGAAAAATTGAAAGTTAAGATCGCCGGCATCCTTAGCCAGATCTTTGACTTCAAAAAAGCCGGCCTTAACGACTCGTTTTCGGCACTCGCCTCAGTCATCGACGATGTTTTCGTCCGCGCTATTGATATCGCCGGCGACTTCATCGACCAGGTAATCGCCGGCGCCAGGTCGATCGCCGATTGGGTAGCGCTCAACCGCGGCGCCGTCAACGAGATCCTCTCCCTCGTCGCCGATATCCTCAAGATCATCGGCCTAGTGGTCTTCGAAGTCGCGAAAATCGCCGCTCGATTCCTAACCAGTAAAGCCACGATCCAGCTAATCATCCACTCGCTTTCCTTCACCAAAGGACTCGTCGCAATCATCGGCGCTCAGATCCTCACCCTGACCCAAGCCTTTGCATTCGTCGCCGCCTACGTCACCAGCCAGCTAAACCCGGTCCTCAGCGCGACCCTCGCGATCGCCAGCGCGATCGGGAACGCCCTCGGGATAACGACCACTTCATCGCACCGCACCCAACCAGGAACCCGCGCCCAAATCGAAGGCCGCGAGCCCGAGCAAACTCTCCCGACCTTCACCGTACCGAAAATCGCCGGCGCCGGCGGCGGCAAAAAAGGAGGAGGAGGGGCCCACAAGCCAGCCGACGTTAGCGACTCCGAATTCGCGCTGCGCCGCGCACTTGCGGAACAGGCTTTCAACCTCGAGACGGATCTCATCAACCGCCTAACCGAGAGCTACAAAACCGCGCTCGACAAAAGGAAAATCTCGGCCGACGAGTTTTACGCTCACGAGGAGGAACTCCGGAACCAACAGATCGCCAACGAGGCCCGTCACCTGAAAGCCCTGCTCCTGATTGAACGCGACAAGGCCCGCGCCGACCTCAAGAAAAGCCAGAACGAGAAAGGGAAAACGGCCGAGGAGAGACAAGCCGACCAACAGATCATCGTCAACAAGTACCTCGAACAAGCCCACGAGATCGAAACAAAGATCACGATACTCAAACGGGACCAGCTCGCGATCGGGGACGACGTCGCAGCCAAAACCAAAGCCGCGACCGATGAGCTGCTCCTCCAGTTCGACGACATAGTCGACGAAATCGACGCCTTTAACGGCCGGACCTCCAAGCTCGAGATCGGGAACATTCTCAAACGGCTGGGCCCCACGCTCGAGGATCTAAAAAAGAAATTCGGCGAAACATCGACCGAAGCCCAGCTCCTCCAGGCCCACATCGACGCGCTAATCGACGACGCGCGCGCACGCGAGATCGATCAACGTCTCCAGACGCCGCAAAAACAAGCCGAGCTCGAAAGCCTGCAAATCGAGACTCAACTCGAGAAAAAGTTGATCACTCGGAAACAGGCGCACCAACAGATCAACGCCGTCCAAAAGAAATACCTCGAGGCCCAACTGGAGATCCTCAAAGCCGAACTCGCGATCGCCGCTTCAGCCCAACTGCAGCTCGATATCAAACTGAAGATCGCCGGCGTCGAAAAATCCATTGCCAGCCTCGACGAAGAAGTCGACCAGACCGCACGCTCCATAAACGCCTCGCTGACTTTCGCCTTTACCGACTTTTTCGCCTCCATTGCCGACGGGACCAAATCGATCAAAGAGGCCTTCGCGGACCTGGGGACTTTTATCCTGCAAATGTTCGCGCGCCTGGCCGCTGCCAAATTGGTCAAAAGTATTTTCGGGGACCTCCTCGGCGACGAAGAGGGAGACGGAGGGATCGGCGGAATTCTCGGGAGCATATTCGGCGGCGCCAAAGCCACCGGCGACGTCGTCGCCGCGCGCCCGGGCGGCCGACTGATCCAAGTCGCCGAGGCCGGCTACGACGAACTCGTCGTCACTACCGACCCGCGTCACGCAGTACGGACGTCCGCACTCCTCGGCCAATTCGTTGAGCGGACCGGCATCGCGCCACGCTTCGCCAAGTTTGGCGCCGGCGGCTTTGCCCGGTCCGTCGCCAACTCATTCCTGAGCGTCCCGCGTCTGGCCGCCGGCGCCTTTGTCGAGGCCGGACCCCCCGACCTGGCCACGGCCCTCGCCGGCGGCGGCGATCGCTATCTCCACCTGAAACAGGTCAACGTCTACGATCCCGCCCACGTTCACGACGCCATGAGAAGCGAAGGCGGCGAGCAAGTGTTCTGGAATTTTGTCGACCGCAACGCCACCGCGATCCGAAGGAGGCTCAAACTCTAATGGCCTCATGCTCGACCTACCTCTCCAACAAAATCCTCGATCACGTTTTCGGAAAAGTGACTTTCACCGCCGACGACGATCTCGAGATCGGCCTTTTCTCCGTCGCCCCGAATAGCGACGGATCCGGAGGGACCGAGCTCACCGGCGGAGGATACGCCCGCTTCGCCTTCACCAATGACGCGACGACCTTCCCCGGCGCCGACGCCCGCCAAACGCTCAACGACATAACCCTCGACTTTGAAAACGACGGGAGCGCCGGCGACTGGTTGCCGGCCGTCGCCTGGAAGATCTTCGACTCGAGCGGAAACGTCTACACCTTCGGCCGCATCACGCCGGCCGTCACCGTGCGCGCTTTTCAGCTTCGATCATTTCCGATCAGCGCCTTGATCCATAACCTCACATGAGTTACGAAGCCGAAGCACTCGCCGACGGGCCCGCGATCTACATTCGCACCAACGAAGTCGGCACCGACACCAACGGCGCCACCTGGCCGGACTATTCCGGGAACGGCCTCGACGCTACCCAGGTCTACGCCCCGCTATTCGGCGGAGGCCCGACCGGGATCGCGCGCGGTTATCCCTCAGTCATCGAAACCGACGGCGACGCCCGCGAGTTTTACGGCTGGACCAATCCACTCTCACCCCTCGAGGGAACCAGCCAGTTAATCGTCGGCGACGATGCAGCAATGCAACCGTCGACCGACTTCACTCTGATCGCCCACGTTCGCCCCGAAGCCGGAATGTATGCGGCCGTCTCGATCTTCCTTGTCGGGAAGGTCAACTCCTGCGCGATCTCTTTTGAGTTTGTTTCCGGAGGCCAACGCCTGGCCGGCTATTGCTTCGACACCGCGGGGACCAAATGGACCGTCGCCGACACGTCCTTCGAAGTCGACGATTTTATTGGCGACTCCTTTTTCGTCGCGCTCCGCCGGATCGGCCCGTCGCTTTCCCTCTTCATCAATCGCACCCTCCGCGGGACGACCAGCATCACCTCCGGCCTGGGAACGGCCGCCGGCGGCGACTTCATCATTGGCCACAGCTCGAGCCTACATTTCACCCAATGCAAATACGCGGACCCGCGGCTCTATCTGACCGGCCTGTCCGCCGATCGATTGCTCGCACAATACGAGGAAACCTTTTTCAATAACCCGCTCTTCGGCCGCGCCGACCTCCGCATGATCGCCACCCTCGACGGCGACGCCGAGCCGACGCCTCAGCTCTTCCCCTTTTCGCCTAATTGGGAGAACCCGCCACGTGAGTCGCTCACCTGGTCGACTGACGTCCTCCCGGCCGGCGTCGACTACGAGCAAAGGGCCGCCATTCGCCAAAGGCCAACGCGCTCGCTCGAATTCGATTCCTTCATCGGCGACAACCAGCTCCGGCGCCGCTTTCACGCCTACCTGTTCCAAAACCAGCGCCGCACGATTTACCTCGGCGACTGGACCGAGGCCGCAGCGCTCACCGCCAACGCCCCCAACGGATCCACGTCCGCCGCTTTTGTTTCGGCCGGCCGCGGCTTTGAGAACGGCGGCCTTATGGCCATCTACCAGGACGAAACAAACTTTGAGATCGTCGAGATCGACACCGTCGGATCTACGTCGACCACGCTCGCCAACCCGACCGCCAACGACTGGAGCAAAGGAACCGCGCGCGCCGTCCCCGTCGTCCGCGCCGTGATCGCCGACCAACTCGACTTCGATCGCCACACCGACCAGCTCGAGGAGACGACGATCACTTTCCGGGTCCTCGCCCAGGACGTCCCGCTCGAGCCACGTCGAAACGGGACCTATACGCCCCGCTACATCTACAAAGGGATCGAAGTTTTCGACCCCTTCATCCTGGGGACCAACAACTGGAACGACACCGGCCGCGGCCAGATCTCACTCCGAACCGTCGATCCCGAATCGCCGGCCGGAATCTTTTCGCGCTCGCCACTCGATAGCGCCTCGCGCGAGATCCTCTCCTATAACTTTTTCCTCGACAGCCGCGCGGACATTTCCCGCTTTCTCGCCTGGGCCTGGTCAATCCAAGGCCGCCGCGTCCCCGTTTGGGTCCCGACCCTCCAGGAGGACTTCACCGCTTTAGCCTCCGACAACTTCCTCGGCTACTCGGAGCTCACCGTCGCCGGCCATGAATACTCGGATTTTTACCAGGTACACCCCGCGCGCCGGGACCTGGTCTTAATTCACACCGACGAGACCATGGTTTTTCGACGGATCACCGCCGTCGAGGAGGACGAGGACGACGACGTCCTCACGCTCGAGGGCGCCGCGCCGAGCCTGGCCAACCTGATCGCCGTTAGCTTTCTAAAATTATCTCGACTCCAGGAAGATACAATCGGCCTCGTCTGGCACACCGACGAACTCGTCGAAGTGACCCTCAACTTTGTCGACCTTCTCACCTCTCCGGAATAAGCCCCCAAAATGCCGACCTTTGACGATCTGCAGAAAAGCGAATTCTCTGGCCGCCCGCTCGAGTTTTATAAATTCAGCAACAACGACCAGGACTTCCGCTATACGTCCTCGACCGAGTCGATCGAATACCTTGGTGCCAACTACACGCCACTCGAGATCACCCGGCGAAACATCACGCAGACGACCAACCTCGACCGCGGGGATCTGATCCTCACGCTCCCCAAACTCGCCGACCTGGTCCGCGAATACCATCGCACCCCGCCGAGCCCCTACTGGTTAACCCTTTTCGCTGTGCACTTCGGCGAGACCGAAACGAAACAGCTATGGCAAGGCCGCGTTTTTGACGTCAAGCAAAAGGGAGCGATCGCCGAGCTCCGCCTCGAGTCGATCATCACCGCCCAAAACCGAATGGGCCTTCAGCGCGAATTCCAGGTCCTTTGCAACAACTTCCTCGGCGACGGGATCGGCTGCCCGGTCAACCTCGCCCTCCGCGCCCGGCCGGCGACCGTCACCGCGATCGGCGCCAATACGATCACCGTCTCCGGCCTCGAGGCCTTCATTGACGAATGGTTCGAAGGCGGATTCGTTGAGCTCGCCGACGGCGACCGCCGCGACGTCGTCAAATCCCGACAAGCCACCGGGATACTCACACTCGCCCGCGCCTTCTCGAGCCAAAGCCTCACCCTCGGCGACCCGATCACCGTTTACGACGGCTGCAAACACCGATGGCAGGAGGACTGTATCGGGAAGTTTGGCGACGAGACCAACAACGGCGAAAGCCATGGCGGCTATCCCTTCGCCGGCGCTCGAAATCCATTCAAAACGGGAGTCCAATAAATGTTTGATCCCGTCTCACTCGCGATCTATGTCGGCCTAACCCTGGTTAGCCAAAGCCTGGCCGCGCGCAAAAACCGAAAAAAGATCTCCGACGTCGAATTCCCGACGCTCGACCCAAACCGAAAAATCCCCTACGTCGCCGGCACCGTCGAGATCTCGCCTCACGTCATAGATTGGGGAGACTTCAAACGCTCACCCATCAACCTCGACATTCCCCTCGGCTTCGGCCTTCTCATGGGAGGGATCGGCGTCCTCATCACCTGGTTACTCACCCGGCTCCCGTTTGGATATCGCTACTACATCGGCATGACCCTGGGCCTTTGCCACGGTCCCGACGTCCGACTCCGCGCGATCAAAATCGCCGATCATGTTGTGTGGACCGGATCCCTTTCCGGCGGAACCTTCACGATCGACAAGCCTGGAGAATTCGGCGCCGAGGGAGGAATTTTCGGAGTTTGCGACCACGTCCCCGGCTCACTCACGCAAAACCGGAACACCTACCTAAACACGCAACACCCAAACGCTCCGGCCTTCCGAAAAACTTCCGTGATCTACTGGCGAGGACCCTCCTCGCTCGACGATGCGCCAACCGGCGACGCCTCCGCCCTCCTCAACGAAGTCCGTTATTGCGGCTACATCGGCCGATCGACCCTCGTTAAAGAATGGAGAGTCCGCCTCGACCGCTTTCCCAATTACCTCGAGACCGACTTTTCCGTCGTCAAATCTGTCCACGCGAATTTCGCCGAAGTGATCTACGAGCTGCTCACTGATCAGGTAGTAGGTCTCGGCCTGGCCACGTCACTCGTCAACACCGCGAGCTTTGCCGCCGCGGCCGAAACTCTCTACAACGAAACACTCGGCTGCAGTTTCAAATGGGAACAGCCCACCGAGATCAACGACATTCTCACGCGCCTCCTCGAGACGATCGACGGCGTCCTCTATTCGAACCTCGACACCGGCGAGATCACCCTGGACCTAATCCGGCCGGACTATGACGTCGAGGACCTGGTCCTCATCGACGAAACCCAAACCGGCGTCGAGCTCGAGCTCGAGCGCTCAGACCCCAACGATTCCGTCGGCGAAATCCGGATCCCTTTTGTCGACGTCGAAAACAACTTCACCGAAGCGACCGCCCTATGGCAAAGCCTCAGCAACCGGAACCAGCAAGGCTTCAGCGCACAGATCACCCTCGAGCGCTTCGGCCTCGGCGACGCCGCGGCCGGGAACATGATCGCCACGCGAGAAGGCCGCGCCCTGGCCGTGCCCCTGGACCGCGCCACAATCCGCACCAACCGCGAAACGTACAACTTCACCGTCGGGACACCCTTCCGCCTGGCCTGGACCCCGTATGAGCTCGAGGAGAAGGTTTTCCGAGTCCTCGAGATCGACTACGGAACCCTCGAGGACGGGAAGATCGTGATCAAGGCCATCGAAGATCAATTCGCGATCGGCGAAACCCAACTCGGCGCCGTCGTCTCGACCTCCTGGATCGACCCGGTCGTCATTAACCCGACCGACGGCCAGCTCCGGAAAGTGAAGTCGACCACCGAAACCACACCGCCGGCGAGCCCCGAACTCGGCGATCGCTATTGGGTACCGACTGGAGGGACCGGCGCATGGACCGGCCAGACCGGCTTCGCCTCCTGGGACGGCTCCGCCTGGATCTTTGAACCAATCGACGATTCGACGTTTAACGGCTTCTACAACGAGGACGACGGTCAGATCTACTATTGGGACGGCTCAACCCTGCAGACGGTCATAACAACCGCCTACAACACGATCCAGGAAGAAGGCGTCGACGTCACCCCGCGACGTCAGATCCTCAACTTCCTCGGCTCAATGGTCACAGCCGCCGACGACGCCGGCGACACGCGGACCAACGTCACGATCACGCCGAAACCGGCCAAGCTTTTGTTTGAATTCGGAGACGGGAAAAACTCCAGCTCGATCGAGGCCAACCAAACCAACCGATTCCCGGACGTCCCGGCCGGAACGATCTCGAAAGTCCGGATCGAAGGCGACGCCGCCGGATCGGCCGTCGTCGACATTCAGACCTCGACCGCGGATCCGCCGGTTTACGCTTCGATCTGTGCCTCAGCCAAACCGACACTCTCAACCGACAAATTCGCCGAGGACTCAACTCTCACCGGCTGGACCACCACCGTCGCCGACGGAACGAAATTCCGCGCGATCGTCGACAGCGTCTCCGGAATGAAACAGGTTTCCGTCGTCCTAACGATCGTCCGGACCTAAAGCAAAAGGAACCACCGACCACCATGGCAAACATTCTCTTTATGGGCTTCGAACACCTGATCGCGACCTACCACGCCCACGCGAACGTGTGGGACATAACACAGCCCGGCTTCCTCGTTTCGACCTCCCTGGTCCGCCCCGGCGGAAGCCTCCAAAAAATCTCGAACACATCGGGAGCCGAAACCTTTGGCGTCAAGTCCCTCGGCGCCAACTATTCGCACCTGTTCGCCGGCTTCGGCTACATCAACACGCGATCGCCGTTGCCCAGCATGACTAATTGCCTGTTCACTTTTTACGACGGAGCCACTCCACAAGTCGGGATCCGAGTCCTCAGCGACGGATCGATCGGCGTCTATGCCGGCGACACTACCGCGGCCACTTTGCTCGGCCAGACTGCGGCCGGCGTTATCACGACGGGAGCCGTCGCCGCCGACTACAAAATGATCGAAATCGAAGTCACCTTCCACGCGACCACCGGATCCGTCGTGTTGAAGGTTGCCGACACCCAGGTCCTCAGCCTTACGAACAAAAACACCGCGCCATCAGGGACCGCACAAGCCAACCGATTCAAGCTCCGATGCTCTACCAATAACAACGGGCCGGAGAGCATTGACGATCTCTACATCAACGACGACACCGGCTCCGCTCCCGAAAACACTTTCTTCGGCGAGGCCTTTGTTGTGGAGGGAATTATCGCCACCGGAAACGGGAACTCCTCGCAATGGGTAGGCTCCGACGGAAACTCGACCGACAACTATTTGCTAGTCGACGACACCGGGAACAATGACACCGACTACATTAAAAGCGGGACCCTCAACGATCTCGATCTTCACAGCCTGGGAAACCTCACCAACGCGACCGGGACCGTGATCGGGCTCAATCACTACATAGTGGCCAGAAAAGACGACGTCGCCACCCGCACGATCGCGAGCACGATCCGAACCGCCTCCACGAATTACGTCGGCGCCAACAAAACCATGACCGGAAGCTATGCGACTTTCATCGAAAACCGACTGATCAATCCCAACACCTCGCTCCGCTTCACCATTAGCGACGTCAACGGCCTCGAGGCCGGCGAGAAAGTAACGACCTAA